TGGTACTAGACGAGAAACCAAAGCTAATTAATAACAGTTGGATCAAATGTAGAGACAAAAATGTCAACAAAACCTCCAACAGGGTAAAGCCCTGTAGCAGGAATTGAAAACCCAATAGTAGTATTAATAGTTTGCGTTGAAGTCATAATAGTGCTAAAAGTTTGAGAAGCAGAAGTAACCCCATTGGGTGGGGTACTAACCTGCCCGTTGACATCATTGTTATAGAACAACAAATTAGTAGCATTAATAAAAGACAACAAAGGCATATTAATTACCGAAGCTGCACCAGGATTCCAAATAATTTCAACTAAGAAATTAACACCTGGTTCAACGTTTGCAATTGTCAATTGATTGACCGTTAAAGTAACAGCTAAAGAACCAGAAGTCCTGATTGGAGTGCCTCCAAAAGGAGACAAAGCAGTTGCAAGATTCCTAGTAGCATGAAAACCTGGACCAGCATCGGGGCCAAGAACAGGCAAAATAGGCTTAAAGAACTCCACACAATATGAAACCCAAAGCTCGCCCAAATCTTGAATAGGGTTAGCTTGAGTAGCAAACTGAAACAAGCCCAAGTCATAAAGACGAAGGTCTTGCCCAGCAGGTGGAACTCCATTACGTATAAACCGCTCTGGCAAAATAGTTTGATCGACGGCACATTCAATGCCGTGAATCATATCTCTCGTAGGTTTAACTGAAACCGCATACTCTGCATTTTCCATTTGCTGCTTGGTAGTATAAGCAGTGGAAGCCGCATTATAATTGGTAGACATCACGACAACGCCGGGAGCACCGCTAGTAACAAAGTCTGTAATTAAAGACCTAAACTCAAACAAGAGTCCATGGAAACGATACTCCTGGTAATTGGCTGCAACAGTAGCCAACCAAGGAAAAGTGGTAGCCAATCCAGGATTAAGTGAGAACGTCTGGTTATTAAAGCCAGTTGTCCCAAAAATATCTCCCAAGTATTCACGATGACAGACAACGTTCGTTTGACGCAAAGTGCTAAACTGTGGAGGTTGTGAAGAATTAGTAAGAATGTTGTACTTGGGCGAAGGACCGGCCATATCATAATCACCAGAACCAAAAATGCTTCCAATGCCAGAGCCAAGCCATTTTCCAACGCCTTTTCCAGCAGAACCAAGGCCAAACATACTTCCAACACCTTGCCCAAGCATACCTCCGACACTACGAAAAGGTTTTGCTTTCTTTTTCTTTGGCGTGGAGATAACCATATTGGCTACCTTCTTTTCAAGAGCTTTAACACTCTTAGGTCGCACCAACGCGGCCTTATTCTTTCGAGTCCTTGCTTTAACCATAATTATTGTGTTGTATTGGTTACCGCACACAAAAACGGGACTGTGCATCGCTCTAGACCCCAAAGGGGAACTCCGTGCAGTCTCTAGGCTTTTTGTTTAGCACTCAAGTAAGAGATTTTGGGAAATTAAAAGAGGAGCACAATGAAAGAGAATATTAACAGCTCCCCAACAAAACCGGGCTAGTTTAAAGTCATGACCAGGACTATTTTCCGCGTTAGTGCGCGTCACACCTCTCAAATAAATGAGACAGCTACTAACTAGAACACCAGTAACGTGCGACCAAGTCGCTAAGGGAGTCAAGATCAGGATGGTGTCTAAATTCAAAAAGGAATTGATACCATCTATCAAAATACTCACCAGAATCACGTGGAATAAAAGTTAGCAATTTGACCAATTGCTTGTCAACATTAACCGGGAAACCAACATTATCAACAAACCTGGTACTACAGAATTCAAAATCAGAAGAATCAACTTCTTTGTATGGATCAACTGTTTTCCCTAATTGTTTATAATAATGTTGGGCACGTGGAACAAAACGTTCCACACCATCATCACCCATAGCGATAATCCATGCTTTAATCTTTTGCTCGGACTTATCGTTGGGTAACGACGAATTATGCAAATTAACAACCAATTGATGATTCAAGCACCTAGCAAAGCAGTTCGTGGAAGAC